GATATGTTTCCCCACTGGATCATTTTCTATTCTATGTGAATAATCTCTATCACAAGTGAGAACAAGGTTTTCATCAAATTGTCCAAGATAATCGTAAGTACTTCTCTTAAAAACACAGCAATTTCCTCCTCCGCCACAAAAATAAACATGACTAATTAATTTATTCTGTTTTAACATTTCAGCATGTTTTTCTGGTTCTGTTCTATATGTCCAAGGAATAACAATATCTAATTGGTTTGTATCTATTGCTTCTTTCGCACATTTATACCAGTCTTGATGTACCATTACATCATTAGCTAATATACATATGTACTCTGAATGTGCCTGAGAAATGCCTAAATTCAATCCTTTACCTAACCGTAAATTTATTCCTTCTTGCGGTAGGTATATATCATTTTCATTTAGTTCGTTCTTTATCTCTGGAAACAATTGAGACTGGTTATGTACCAATATAATTTCCGTTTTATAAGGATAAGTGAAATATCTGAGGTTATTAATACAGTTAATCGTTAACTTATACAGATACCAATCGTGTAGCAAGACTGGTAGAATTACTGAAAGGGTGTTTTCTTTATCATTCATATTTCACTAGATTTAACGACTTTTCAAAAAATTCACCCCATGTCGGTATCAGTTTTTGCCAGTTCCAGTTGTTAACCACATTTTCTCTGCCTTTTTCTCCCATCTCTTTCCTCTTATTGGGATTGTCCCTTAAAAAGATAACAGCATCCCGAATCTTTTTGGCCATCTCATCAGTATGTTCATACGCCCACATGCGTGGATCTTGTTTGGGATCATCGGGAAGTATATGAATTGCCCCACCACCATCCACCAGATCCTGACTCAACCCGCCCAGAGAGCATATAACGGGTTTTCCGCAAGCGTTGGCCTCTATGGAGGGGAATGAAACAGATACATCGGCATCAGTCTCAATAAGTACATCCAACTGGTTGTAAACATTCGGCATACCAATCCAAGACTTACTTCCTCCCTCTAATCGTTTAAGAAACTCTACTCCTCCACAATAATCAACTTCTTTCTCAGGTAGAGGCTGTTGGGAGTAAAACATCAATCTAACCCCTTCCAGGTCTTTAAGAGGCATCAGGAGATCATTAACAAGCTTCCTGGGGCTGTGTGCCTTCCCTACGAACCCGATATGGAGCAAGTTGTCATCTCTGGCCATTGGATACGGTTTAAACAGTTCAGTATCTATCCCCACCCGTGTTTTGACGTAAGGTTGACCTGTAATTTCCAGTATCTTATCAGTTAACACATTTGTAGAGGCATAGCAAACCGCATTTACTTTTCCTATTTCACCAGGTTCCCAAACTACGCCAGCCATTTTGTGAAACCATTTAGCAGGATTATCTAAGTGAGTAATTGGCGTAAACAAGGCTACCAGCAAATCATAATCATTGGGGTTTTTAGTAAATACTGGCTTGTAAGAAAAGGGATAATTCTCCAAATAGTCAGTTTCATCTCCCAGAGACAGATCAAATAGATATTTGTCTCCAAGATAACGGATAATATACTCGATATGATTTTCTACATACCAAGGTTCTGTTAATGGCTGGTGTTTAAGAAACAGAATTTTTTTCATGCCTAAAGCCTTACTCTGGCCATCTCACCGATAATCTCTGCCCTGTTACCAAAGGTTTCATCGACTACCGGCTTAACACCGTCAGAGTTTGGATCAATATAGTCATGAAAAAGCATAGTTGATCCCGATTTCATCAACGGCAACCACATATCTACATTCTTTCTGACAGAAGTGTAATTATGGAAACCATCTATGAATATCAGATCCACAAAGGGTTGTTTGAATATCTCAGCAAATATATTTGAATCACCATGAACAAAAAAACCGTATTTACCCTCCCCAACCATCTCTTCCCGCTTAAAGAACTCTCTTCTGCCAATAGAAACCTTCTCTTCATGGACAAAAGCTTCTCCTGGGTCATTAATGTCTATACCAATTCTTAGAACCCCCGATTTAGCTAGTTTGTGAGCAATGTAGAATGATTTTCCCTCATCCACACCAATCTCAACATAAACCTGACCAGCCTCAAGTTTATCCAACTCTTCTTTTAAAAGTCTGATATTTTCCTGATCGAAAACACCCTGAATCTTAGCATCTGCATAATGCTCAATTTCTTCCAGAGTCATTTCTTTATTATCTTCTTCCATTCAAATCGCCTCCTTAAAATACTTTTCGATAAACACATCCACATCTTTAAAATCTTCCATTCTGTCAATAATTGTTTGCTGGCTCCAATCCCACCATTTAATCTTTAACAATTTCTCAATAACATCTTCAGAATAACGATAATGGACAATTTTGGCAGGATTTCCAACTACTACAGCATAGGGTGGTACATCTTTAGCTACCACCGACATCGCCCCCACAATTGCACCATCGCCAATAGTAATCCCATCCAAAAGGAAAGCCCCCCTACCTACCCAAACATCGTTACCTATCCTGATTGGTCCACGACTTACCGTTAATTCTGGAAAATAATTTGTTACTTTCCATTGTGAGTCAAAAGCAAAAATACTCACCGCTTTTTTATATTTAACCCAATGGTGGTTTATCGCTCCACAGTAAACAATCTTTGGAGCTAACTGACAATACTTTCCCACATATATCTCTTGAGCTACAAAAGCATCATAAACTTCATGATCTGTATCTACCGTACTATGATCACCTACATAAAACGGCATTTTTTTATTTGCATATAAATAAACTTCTGGTTCCTGATTCTTTAACTTCACCTTTGTATTCAAAACTAGTATACCCCAATTTACCAAATTGTTCAGGATATTCCACAATTTCAACTTCAGGCATCTGACCGGCATTGGTTTCCAAGTACAAAGTGTCTTTACATAAGTCCCGCATGTACTGGTGAAATCCAATATGCTGGTTCATGGAAAAGATTGTAACTATATCAAACTGGTCTAGGCCAGTCTGCTGTTTAACCGACTCCTGAATATTATCCTGTGTAAGGTCACATCCTACAGTTTCTATATTAAAGAACTCATGGAAATTAGCCATCTCAAATGTTATCTTGGCTATCTCTGGTAAGTCTACCCCCACTATCCGCTTCGCATTCCTTTTGGCAGCCCAATAAAGCACTTGGCCTCCGCTACATCCAATATCTAAAACTGTCTTTCCTGTTAAATCCATATCCATTATTCCCATTTTTATATATCTATCGTAACTTCGGCATCCCTGAATCCCAATTACAGGAATGTCCTGATAGGCAGCCGCAGTACTTCCCCAGTATGCCGTTTTAGTGTATCTGTCCACTAATTGAACTTCATATTGGTCTTTATCTCCGAATACGAACTCATCAAAATCAACAAGTTTACCATCTATAAAATTTGATGCCTCACTTGCAGGACCATATCTGTCCACATAAAATCTGTTCTTCAGATCCTGTTCATATTTATCCCAAAGAACATAACCTTCTTCAGTAGTCGCAAATTCACCATCAATATATTCCATAATGTGAGCATGGTATTCTCTTTCACTATGATAATCCCTTACCATGCAAACTTCGTATACCCTTGGAGCATAACCATTTAACCAAGCAATATTCTTGATTATGTAACGATCCATATTGAAACCTTTGTTTATAAACTTGTGATTCACTTTTACCGTAAGTGATAAATTGGGATATTTATCTGCTATTTCCGGAAAATACTCCTTTAATTTATCTTTCTTGAGAACAAAAGCATTGCCACCCACATGCCAGTCTGGTAAGTCTTGAAAAGCTCCCCTGACACCTTTGTTCCAATCAGTACTCTGTCCGATTGGTAATGGTTTCATGGATTGATAACTTTTCATATTTTTCTGGCAAACAATTGAAATACAGGATAAACATGTCTTATATAATTCTTCATTACCTTGAATTTACCATATCCATTCTCACTAAGAATTAATTTTAAATATTCTGGATAATAACCCCAATGATGGACATCATATTTATCTCTGGCATGGCAATACATCATCCGTAATGCCCATTCTGTTTCTTCTCTATCTTTTGCCGCTAACAACATTTTAGAAATTACTATAATATTCTCTACATCGATTATTAACAAACCATTAAGCTTCAATATCCTTCTCCATTCTTTTAAAGCTCTAATAAAATCCCAATATTTCAAATGTTCAATAAAATTAACTGATAATATTTCATCTATAGAATCGTTTTCATATGGCAATCTGATCGCATCGCTTTTTAAATCTACTACAATTTCTTTCCTGACATTGTGTCCCAATGGCCGTTTTACATATGGAGTCTTGAAATATTTTTCCACGGTTGTTACATTTTTCTTAACCAAATCAGGTCTGTCTTTAGCCAATTCACCTTTAATATCGATGTTAGTGTATCCCTGGAGGTAAACTGGCCCACACGCTAAATGAAGTTTCATTTTTTTAAAGATGGTAAATATTCATTTATGTATTTACTTTCAGTATCAGTATTTTTTTCAAACTTCTCTTGTTCAAAAGCCATTGAGTTCCAATAAGTCATCCCGCAAATATGGATTATCGTAGATTTTGTAGTTGATCCAAAACTGATATGTTTCTCCTGCATCTGTTGAAGAAACCGTTTCCAACCAATCGCCATTGGAATATTTTTGTCCCAACCTCCTACTTTATCAAAGTAAATTCTATCAATTAGCATTAAACCTTGCTCCTCACACCCGCCATTTATGGCTTCCTTAAAAGGCATATCGTCATATTTCTTTGTATTTTCATATGTATCAGGTGCTTGTTTTGGAAACACAGCACCAACATCTCCATTCTCTAAATACCATCTGAGATTAGGCAACCAATTCGGGGTAACAAAAACATCATTCTCAATGAAACAAAGGTATTTACCTTTTGCCTTCCCTGCTCCAATATTCATGGCTGCGTAATAGCCAAGGTCTGGTTTTACTTCTATAAACTCATCAATCTTAACCGGAGTTGTTCCTTTCGAAATCTTCGGACTGTAATTAAAAGGATGTATGTCCATCGGATCACAGTCAACCACGATCAACTCATATTCTTTTGGGTCTGTAAAACGGGTTATTGCTACTACGGCAGCCATACTAGTATTCCTAGCCGCCTGGGTATGATCATAGCAAGTCATTATTATTGAAGTTAACTCACTCATATTGGTTTTATAGCTCTCATTCTAAAATTAAATTCAGGTTCTGCATGTCCAATTTCAGAGTCATCTCCATGTCCATAACCAACCGATATTTCTTTGATATCAATAAATCCCCGTTCTCTTAACTTGAAAGATAGATACTCCTTGGTGTATCCGCACAGATGAAACTGACCCTCACCATCTAATCCAGTAGTACCATAAAACAATCCTTCAACTTTATAAAAATCCCTAAATTCATTTTCATTTATGTGTGCCAAAGGAAGTAGTTCTGCAGCCTTAATCAAATCAGGCACTTCAATTTCTACCACTCCGCCTTTCTTTGTGACTCTCCAAGCCTCTAAAATGGCCAGATTGCCATGCTCCATGGATACATGTTCCAAAACATGTACCAATATTACTTTGTCAAAAGTTTCATCCGAAAAATCCAGTTTTACAATATCTCCGTAAATCCAAGGAGTATCAGGATGTTTTTCGTTCCAAGTATCAGCCCATGGATGATAAGTAAGGGAAACTGGAGAACCCGGATAATAATACTTGTCTACGTTAGTAATAGTAAATTCTTCATTAGATTTCAAAGGATTATTTCCACTTCCCAAATTAAGACAGGACTTTTTCACTTGAACGCCCCCTTCAGATATCTGTCTGCCAGAATCATTAAGTCTGTCATTCTGGCTTCACTCGTGAAACGCTGACGGCCTATTTCATATCCCCGTTGAGCAATCTTTTCCCGTTCTTCATCATGTTCTAAGAAATACTTTATTTTCTCAATGGCTTCATCCGGACTGGAAAAATATTCTGTGCCATTCCGTAAAAACAGTTCCATCCCAGGTACATACCTGTAAAGTAGAAATCCACCCAAAGTGAGTATTTTACCAGTCCGATTAGACCAGTAACCCCAACAATGGTCATTAACATTAAAACCAAGCATAATTTTGCTTTCAGCAACCCTATTTACAAAGTTCTCACCGTAAACGGCTGGTTCTGCGTTAAATCCATTCTTGCCCCACTCCAGCCAGTTCCAACCAAAAACTTTAATCGGCACGGATTTGTTTATTTCTTTCAGCCACTCTATTCTGTCTCCCTGCCCGACATAAGAGCCAAAAAATACCACGTCATATTTCTTCGGCAGAATAACTCTGTCATAAGCACTATCAGATACATCAAAGGGGAAATAATACAGTTTGCTGATATCGGCACCAGCCTCTTTATATAAATCAACCACCCTGACATCGTTTCCCAGATACAAATCTGAACCATTAATCATTTCTATATGCCATTGGGGAATGGCGGCATCAAACATATAATCCCAGACCCAATAAAACACGGGGGCTTGGGTATCTTCCCTGAGTTTGGAAGCGTATTTAGAATTATTAAAGTGATGCCACTTGCAAATAATATTTATGTCGACAACGGAATCGGGTACGAAATCTTCCCATTGATCCTGCCATTCACCATCACAAATCGCTTTCCAGATATCCCTTGGAACTCTCTGGACATTGTGACCTAATTTTTCCAACGCATCAGCCAAAATACACTCATCGGCTTTCTCACCCACATATCCCAGCGAAAAGTTTCCTATAAAGTTTATGTTATATCGTTTCATATTTTGGTAGCACCAGCTATTGAACTTTCTAAACCCAGATTTCTGGCAATAAAAAAATCCTTAAATAATCCAGAGTCTCTCACCAACTCATTTATTGCTTGGTGGGCAGTAAATTGATAATCACTATAGTCATGGAAAAGCATAAAGCCACCTTTCTTTAATAATCCAGACCATGCCAAGATGTCCTTTTTTACGGAAGCATAAGAATGATCTCCATCTATAAATATCATGTCTAGCCTACCCTGATTCCAAGTATCAGCTACTTCAATTGATTCACCTAAGATGAAAGTACAAACCCGATTCAAACATTCTTCTTTAAAAAATTCTTCTCTGGATAATTTGGGTTTTACTCCTTTATCATCTACTATGTCACAAGTCCAAAACCTTACTCCATCGTTAGCCTGAAAAATGGCCGAGGCAATTGATTTACCAGCCGCAGTTCCTATCTCCAGATATTTATCCCCAGCCTCAAGTTTTTTAACATATTCCCCCAGAATATAAATGTCATCTACCAGAAAAGAACCCCAGATTTTACTGTCGATATAGTTATTAATTTCTCCGGCACTATTAAATTTTTTAAGCATATTTACCTTCCCACGGAGGGCAATATATTCTGGCTGGAGGTTTTGGCATCTCAAAATTAGCTTCCCAGATTCCAGTATCGGTTCTCTCGAATCCCCACTTCTCTTTAAAGTAAGCAAAATTCCTGCCCCAGTAAGGTCGATTTTCCGGATTAAATGTTCCCGATGTTTGGGAAAAATGATAAACCAGTGTTTCTGTATTTTGGTATGGTTGCACCCCAGCAAGTCTAATTTTGTATTCTAAGTCCGAGTCTCCATTACTTCCCCATGGATCATAGTTAATATCATATCCTCCTATAGTATTCCAAAGATCACGATGAATAAGAAATGGCAGATTAAACCCCGTCCTCATACTTGAACTAATCGATTGGCCATCTTGTGGATCATTCTTGCTTTTTGAAAATTCCAACCATTTAGCTTTATCAAAATCTCCACCAGCTCCCCCACAAAAATAAACTTCAAAAGTGGGAGCACCCTTTCGTGGTTCAATTAGTTTAGGAGAAATGCAGGAAACTTCATTAGAAACTGATTTTGTCAATTGTTTAAACCATTGCCATGAATAAACCATATCATCGTTGGTCACCATTATCCAAGGGGTGTTTGTAGTAGCTACAGCTGCGTTAACCGCTTTATTCTGTCCCTGCCTTTTTATTTTCATATCTCCTTCATGGAAACACATTGGCCCGTTCTTAACCACAATCCTATCTATATCGGGAACGGTTTCTTCCAAAGAAGTTAAACATTGTTCAATTGCATACTCGGATTCACTACTTCCGCCATAATGCGGGATGATAATCGTAACCTGATCTTCTTTGATCATTTATAATGTTTCCCAAGGATAATTTCTGCCGAATGAACCATACTTTGCGGTTTCTTGGTATATAGGTTTCCTCAAGTCAAACCGTTCTATTATGGCATCTGGCCGACAATCATAATCAATGCCTACCGTTAAAGAACCTCTCGTACTCCCAAAACTGCCAGGAGTTTGAATGGTAGACTCTGCCATTATTGGTTCTGATTTCCCTATCACATAAGCCAATTTAACCAACACCTCTTCAGCTTCATATTTATACAAATTCTGCAAAGCTATCCACCTCGCCATATAAGCCCCGCTTCTATCCACCTTGGTCGGATCTTTACCTGAGAATGCACCGCCCCCGACTGGGATTCTCGGCCCGTAAGCATCCACCACTATCTTCCTGCCGGTTACTCCACTGTCAGCATCAAATCCTCCGAGGTTGAAAGCTCCGGTATTGTTGCAGTAGACATCAGGCATCACATTATCAGGAAGTACTTTTGCCATAAAACCGCCCACGTATTCCAAGAGTTCTTCTTGAGTTTTTCCTTGGACAGACAATACAATTTCCGTCACTTTTCCACCATCTATAGTCACCTGTGATTTCCCGTCTACCACAAATGGCTCTAATAATTTTCTCGCCAAATACATCTCTTGAGGGATTCTCATTTCATTCTCGGTACAGGCATAGCCGATCATAATTCCCTGATCTCCGGCTCCGCCATAATCCACACCTTGGGAGATATCAGGACTTTGCTTGACGATATTAGTTAGAACCCCAATCTCCTTCCCCATCAAATCAAAATAAACTTTTTTAGCAATAGAAGAAAAATCGGTTATAGCTTTTGTTGTGACTTCCCCCATAAGAACAACTATCCCATGTCCACCAACCACTTCAATCGCAACTCGTGAATTTTCATCTTGTCTCAAACATTCATCGACTATTGCATCAGAAATCTGGTCGCAGATTTTATCCGGATGGCAGAAAGTAACTGATTCGGCAGTATATGATGTCATATAGTTTTCTTTAAAAGGCAGAGCCAATTCCAATGGGATTCGTCTGAATTGATAGCATCTCCAGCAACTTCATGTTCGACAACTAATCCGTTTTTCTTAAATTCTTCGTCCAACGATTCTCTGGAATACTCCTGCAAAAATGTGTCTTCCCAAGGTTTTTCATCCTCCTGTTTACCAAACATATTCTTATCATTCAGATTAGTACCTGATAATACAAAAGACCTCCAAAGAATAATACAGACATACTTTTTAGACACCCTTGCAGCTTCCCTGATAGCTGCTTGGTAATCATCCAAATGATCCAAACAATGCATCAAAAACACACAGTCCCAGGAATTATCAGGTTCCTCAAGTTTTCTAGCATCGCCTACTGCCCATTCCGCTTCGGGATATGATTTCTTAGCCACTACAATCATTGAATTGGAATAATCTATTCCCTTATATTTAAAATTCCATCTTCCTCCGCTATCTTTAATCATGCCATAAATTGGACCGGTTCCGGCACCCACATCCAGTAAACTCTCTACTCCTTTCTCTTTAAACAAATCCAATGCATAAATTCTGTGTTTCTGGAAACCCATCTGGTAACTGGTAACAAAAGTGTCCCAATAAGTATGAACTCGGTACGGTTTCTTAATTCCCCAAAATCTTAAACTAATTTCTGGGTAGTTGGGATGTTCTACATAAGTTAATTCATATTGTTCAAAGTAAACTGGCAAATCAATTGCCTTTTCAATGTCTTCTTTGCTTAAGTTCCGATAGTAACTTCCCCATTCACCTTCAATCTTTGATGTAAGAGAATCATTTGGATTATTTTCTTTTGTACCATGTTCAGGCCAGACGTGTGGTGCATCAAACCACATCAGACCATTGGACTTAAGTAGTTTAACCATTTTCCTCAAAGTCTTATCCCAATGAATATCGTGTTCCAATTCAGAAGTAGAACACACTACATCAAACGATTCATCAGGAGCATCATATTCATGAGCCACTGAAACCACATCCACATTAGCCCAAGGTGCAATATCCAAACCAACATACTCACAATTAGTAAACCATTGTTTGTTGGTTCCGTTTATGTCTGCTGATCCTACATCTAAAACTTTTGCATTATTGAAGTATTGAGGAAAACGGGCTTTCAACCCGTCTTTCCATTTATTCTGATCTGCATCTCCTGCCATATTTATATTATATTTAGTCTAGCATATTCCCCATAACATTGTTCAGCTTTGTTATTATAAGCTTTTACTGCTTCTAATTTATCTCTAAATAATCCTATGAATCTTGATCTGCCATTTATTGATATTTGAGCATACCATTTCTTATGTTGTTTATGCCAAACAACTCCTTTATAACCAGATGTATTGTCTTTTCGAATCCGCACATTTTTTGCATTTCCATCAGCGTGACATAATCTTAAATTAACTCTCCGATTATCTAATGGATTACCATTTTTATGATCAACTTGGAAATTATCGGGTGCATTCAATATTTCCCTGTGCATTTTAATCATCTTATTTTTCTTTTTTTCATAATCATATTTTCCCCTTGTTGCATATCCATATTCATCACCATTGTTGATTGTTCTATAATATTGATAATGCCATTTATATTGACTCAACCACTTAAAGTCTTCATCATCAACCAAAACGAACCTTCCTTGGCCCCATTTTCCACTTAAATATATATTCTTCATAATTTTTCCCAGGTATCATTATTATATTCCCCCATTCGTCCATATACCCATGGTCTTGGCCAAATATCACGATGACCATGTTGTTCTGGAATCATCTCAGCAGGATATCCCCATGGGTCAGTTTGTCCCTCTACGCCAAACAAATGAAAAGCCTTAAGTTTTGATGTATAGCCAAATTTATAACCCGCACCATTTAACTGTGAACAAACACGTTTTTCTTCATGGTTTCTGGATGCTCGAATAACCCTTTCCCAACCGTTAGCCTTATAAACTGCATCTCTTCGCATTAGTCGCATAACAGCTCCAGTCATTGGCGTATGAAGAATCTCTCCATCATCTTCATAAGCACTAGGATTCAAACCTATAAAAATATGAGGTTGTAAAGCTATTGCACCATAATCTGGACGAGCATCCATTAAACCAACCAACTGAGTAAGCCAGTCCGGTTCAGAGTTTGGAACAAGGATATCACTATCACATGTTATGAAGTACTCCGACTCAGCCAACCCGAAAGCAATCTGCCAGGCCGGGTGGATGCCTATGTTTTCCTTGAAAGGAATGTAGAAGTCTACCTTATCCCGATGCTCTTCATTGCCTCCGTTGTCCAGAAGCCAAACACGGTGAGGGTATTTAGTCCGTTCTTTTAAGTAACGAAGAGTTTCGCCAGTGTATTTCTGACGGAGGTAGCTGCAGATGAATAAGTCGATAGGCTTCATTTTAATTGATCCCAGTTGTTTTTATATTTTTCATATTTAGAAAGAGATTTGTATTCATTATGTCTTTTATAAATCCTTTTACTATCGGGGGTGGGTATACAAAAAGATATTTTTTGTCCTACCTCTTTATTAGGAATGATATAAAAATCATTATGTTCTACACACCAGAATATCCAGTAATCAACAAATCCTACATAATCCTTCTTCATATATTTTTTTCTATATAACCCTTCTCCAATGTTTCTCACTTGAGGTGCCCTAATAGAAAATGTATATCTATAAGAATAGTCTTTCTTTGAATAAATTGGTTTTAATGATGTTTTTACCCCAATTTTTTTACCATTCATCAACATTACATCTGTTCCCATATCTATATCATAATGACCCGCAATTATATCTCTTAACATCAACTCCGATCTAACTCTTAGTTCCCCCGCCTTACCTATCATTGGTGATAATTTTTCTCTTGCCATGAGTACATGGTACCCCAAGTTACTATTAATGTCAATCTACTTGGGGTATACTAAATAAGGGTAAATATTAAAGACTAAGGATTGAAACTTTCTTGTATATTTATACCAAAGGTAATAATCTTGCCCCATGGGATTTCCCAATTCCTTAATATAACGTCTTGTCTCCCCCTCAACGTCTACAATACAAAATTGTCTCAATTCTGGAAATTCTAATTGGGCCATACAAGAAAAATCCCATGGATTTGTTGCCTCCAAGTTTCCCCTTCTGTGGTAAATCTTTTCCATCTCATCCTGATCTTCAGGAGTAATCACTCCATGTGGGAAACCCCCCAGATCCTCATAGACACTTCTATGAAAGATAAATGTTCCATTTACAATTCTACCCTTACCAAAAACTTCATGTCCAACTTCCAATTTGGGCACATCCCAAGGCCCACGATGTACTACTCTACCATCCTTATGAACATACATGTTACCAAAGTTAAACATCTTATATTCAGGATTTTCATTGATCATCTTTTCACACAGTTCCAAATAATATGGCGAATACTGGTCATCTGAGTCCAAGAAGCAAAACCACTCCCCCGTGGCTCTTTCAAAGGCATCGTGGTAACTGTTTATCCTTTCCAAATGGGCATCTCTTTTCCAGTAGATTAACTTTGGATACATTGCCTTGATCTGCTCCAATTCCTCAAAAACAACAGGTGATCCATCATCTATTACAATATGCTCAAAGTCTTCGAATGTTTGATTGCCTACACTATGAATTGCCCGAAGTAAACCCTGTTTACGCTGGGGAGAATGAAGGTAGACTGGAGTCAGAACACTAAAGCGAGGCATTGTTTTTTAATCTTCTTATAATCGGCAGGGTTGCTCATGTTATTTATTAAACTTTTTGTGGCAGAATGGACATTCTATCTGTTCATCAAGTAATTTTTGTATTCTTATTTTTTCTAGTTTCTCAGCTTCAAGTTTTTCTTTTTCTTGAGCTAGTTTTTTTTCTGCTTTTTCTTTTTCTACTTTTGCCAATTCCTCTATCCTAACCCTCTCCACCTCCGCTCTGGCTCGTTCGTCTGCTAATTCCTTATCTGCTTTTTCTTTAGCTACCCGAGCCAACCTATCCGCCTCCTCTTTTGCCTTTTTTGCCAATTCCTCAACCAATAGCCTGTCGGCTTCTGCCTTTGCTCTCTGCTCCGCCAAGACTCTTTCCGCCTTCTCCCTAGCTATTTCTGCCAGCCGGTCCGATTCCTCTTTGGCTTTTCTTGCAGCTTCTTCCGCCATAATCCTTTCAGCCTCCGCTTTTGCCCGTTCCTCGGCCATCTTTTTTTCTCTAGCTTCCACTTCTTCCTTTAACTTTATATTTTCTAGCCTAATTCTCTCCTGCTCTTTTCTGTCCGCTTCTTCTTTTGCCAGTCTTTCCTCTTCGGCTTTTTTCTCATCTTCGATTCTTTTTTCTTCCGCCAATCTCAACTCTTTTAATTCTGTAAACCGTTCTTGTTTATCTAGGTATTCTTCAATCGGCACAATTAACGCCTTTAACACATTGGCAATTCCGTCAATCGCCTTCCCCTCCCTCAAAGCCTGTTCTTTTAGTTCCACCCTCGCTTTCTCTATTCCAATCCTTTTATCCCTTAAAAATAGCCTGCCGACTCGAGCCATTTGCATCTCTACTTTATTTGTTTCATCAACAACAACAATATCTCCTGCTTTCTTTTCCCATTCAGCCGCTATCTCAAAATAACCAGTAAATTTATCGAGAATGTATTGAGCCTTGGTCATTTCAAGACCGCTTTCATTGACAATTAATTGTAATTTATTATCCATATTATTTATTTTTCTTTAATTTCATTTTTCTTTATGTACTTTTCCATCGCAACAACTGCCTGTTCTTCTGTCATCCCACAAGCATGAGCATACTCGTGGTACACCAATTCCCTCAATCTCTTGTCATTAAATTTCTCCCTTTTAATAAAATCCAGGTAAAAAGTGATTGTTCTGGTTCCAGGTTCATGTGAGGCAAAAACCAACAACTTACCGTGTTGCATTATTGTGTTTTCATCGAACACGAACCATAAATCACCAACTTTTGCTTTTATTTCTTCAGGGACCAACATATGGAGTTGGTAAATTATTTCCTGCAACTTATTAATCAAGACTTGTTTGGTCATTTGCTTTTCTTAATCAGTTCTTTATTTATCTCTTGCATCGTATCAATGAGGGGTAAATCAAATTTACCAGCAAAGGCTTCTATGTCCTTGGGCAAACAATTACCGCCAAATCCCCTTTTTTGGTTGTGCCACACATTCCACCCATTTTTACTTCCCCATTTATGAGATTCCAAGACTTCCCGAACTTGGTCATAGTTTGCACCTACTTCTTTAGCCACATCCCACAATTGGTTTGCCATTGTCACTTTTAAGGCAAAGAACGAGTTCATGGAGTACTTAATTAACTCTGCCGTAGTTGGACTGCACTTAATCACCTTTTTCGTTAACATCATCGAATTATTTATAAATAGTTGGGTAACTTTTTCCTTTAGGAGGATGTCCCTGGCTCCCACCACCAGAAATTCGGGGTTTAAGGCATCTTCCAGGGCCGTAGATTCAGTTAAAAACTCAGGAACATGAGCAATATTAAGTCCATACAGTTTCGAAAGTTTGTCCGTAGTCCCGGGAAGGATGGTTGATCTGATAATTACCGATATAGACGGAGCATCAGTCTTTATCATCCCCAACCATTTGTCTATCGCCGACAAGTCCTGTTTACCGTTTACGGTAGGTGAAGGAAGGCAAAGAATAACAAAAGAAGAACTTTTTAAATGGTAGGAAAGGTTCTCCCGATCAAAGTCTATATCAAACATCCTAACCCCATCAGTGTAAAACAACGATGAGGTCGCTTTTCCAGTCACGCCATTTCCAGCGATCACTACTCTTGCCATATTATTTCTCAGAAAAAAATAGTGGTTCAATTTCTTCTCGGAAAGTAAATGAAGGATTCCTGAACTTTCTTAATCTCATCTGTTGAGCTAATACCATATTGTTCTGCAACTCATATTTAATTCTCATGGCTACATCTGTAAAGTAACCCCTCTCATCACTGTAAGTCGTATTGATGTCTCCATCCAAACCATCAAATCCAATGTTTGCCGAAAACTGTTTATAAACAGCATGTTCGCCGTAGATGTCACGGAATGGAGCAAAGTCATGATTCAACACTAACAAGTTTCCCAATAAGGCCGCCTCCTGAGTAATTAAAGAATAAGTCTCACTCTTAGAAGGCATAATAAATACATTAGATAGTTCAAACAGATCATGCACCACCTTATGTGGTACACTTGTGTGCCAAGATTCATGGTATTCGGATGTAAATGTTAGTTCAAAATCATTCAATCCCCAATCGATACCCAATTTCTTTAGTTCCTCACGATATGTTACTTTGTCACCACCGGTAGAATGAAAGTCCACAATTACCACCCTGACTATCATATTCAGTTTCTTCAATTGAGCCATAGTCTTGATTACTACCTCTACCTGCTTCCCCCTGTCTAACCTGATCGGATACACCGCTATCGCATCTGCGTAGAGCATATTCTTTTCCATTACTAGTTGAGTCACCAGTTCATCCCATTTACAGAAACTGGGCATGTTGGTTGAATGATGAACTACTTTAACCTCATCTTCTTCGTATCCAAAGTTTCTAGCCACTCTCGGAATAGAATAAGCATTAGGAAAAATTACAAAACTATTGGGAAACTTTTTTGAGATTATATCGTAATAAGCATCTCCCTGAGAAAGTTCTTTACCCAAGGTATAAGGGGAAGTAGCCGAATGTACCCAATGAAGCCACCTGATCTTAGAAACATGATCATCGTCTTTAATAGCCTGTCGTGCTGCAACATTCAGCTTCAAACTTTCAGGTTGATATATAAGATCGTGGGTAAAAACTACATCGACATCTTTCAGATTCTCTATTAAGGATTTCTTCAGTTTTTCCACATCCTCTTTGAATGTCTTGTCGATTGACTCGTTAATGTAATTACTACAAGGCACTATAGGAATATATCTGAGTTCAACTTCAGGGAAAAGATAAACATCCTCTTTCCGAAATCCTTCTTTAACAATAACGACTGGCTTGTAACCATTTCCGACCAACATTCGTACCTGTTCAGCCACAACCCCACACAAACTATAGGCTTCATCGTGAGATGTAAAAGTTGTAAGTATACAAACTTTTTTCATTTAATTTTCTCCTTTTCTAACTTCTCCACTTTCTTCGCTAATAAAATAAATAAATCTTGAACTTCAGTCTTTCCTGCTATAATTTTTACCCCCAAATATTTTTCTAACCAGTTTTTCTCTCTCAATGCAGTCATGTTTATCTATTGTATCATTAACAACATTTTTAATCAAGAGTTAACTTCGGATGAAACCTATTGTGGTCATGCCGGAAAAGGTAACTACGGTCACTTCCTTGTTCAGCCAGATCTTTTCCTTCTCGCCTGGATCTAAACTGAAAGCTCCTTTTTTGTCTGTGGTTAAAAAGCATGCGACTTCTCCTTGATTCTTAAGAGTCACGAACATGCCATCACATTCCCCATAGAATAACTTCTGGGGTGTGGTTCCTACTTCAAAAGAAGATATGGTTAAGTCGATGGCCGACTCTTTTACAAACTGAGTCAGATAATCTTTGAAGTCACGAAGAAACTCAAAATATACCTTCTTTAATTTTTCATTCTCTGTAGATGGTTCTAATTGGGCAGTTGGATCATCCATATTATTCCCCAGTCCAGACAATACCCTCTAAATAATGCGGTAACACGGGCAATAAATAACATCTGCAAAATTGATGAGCAGGGGGGCGTTCCTGACCAGATGGAAATTCCTTACCCACTTCGGTTGGACCAGCCATTTCATTCGGTACACAAGCCGTTGTACAGACACGTTCGTCCTCAGCAGTCCTCCAAATAACCTGCTTTATCTTGTTTCTTTTGTATACCTCCATTTCTAATTTGTTCATCAGATACATAGATTCAGTTTCGGCAATTAACTCACTCCTGTTTTCTACAATAATCGGAATTTCCTTCCTTAACAATCTGACTATCTCAGTAGCACTTAACCCTTGTTTGGCCCAAGTGTCTATCTTGTTAATCGACCACTCAAGGCCGGTCTTGTCCACTGAATCTACCAGAAAAGTAAGCCGACTCTCTACAATATTTTTCAACGCCTCGTTTCTTAAATCAAAATTATGCTGTGGCACCATTTTATCCAAACCCGTCTGACCCCCCTGATCTGCCGCAAAAAACAAGAAGGCCAGTATTCCCGCCTTCCCGCCAGGAAAAGCATCTACAAACGGTATCCACCCACGTTTCACATCCCTATATAAATCTTCATCCTGCTTTTTAACAGATTCAACTATTGGAATTATCTCGTCTACCTCAGCCGCCCGCAATAACTGGGTTTTGATTGCCCGATTTACCCGACTTTTGAACAATTGCCCTTGTTTACTTTGTAATACCCTTCTTAAGGCAATATTAGTCCTCTCATTAAAAAAGTACTTCTCCAAATGGCTACGGATTAGCTTGACCTGCTTAATTGATAGGTTTTTCAGACTCGCCATTATCCTCCAAAATTTCGTTTATCTGGTTGTACAGTCTAAATAAACCATCCTCGGCAACCTTATTCTCCTTCAGGTATGGTTCAAACACTTTATATATATCATCTTTACTTTTAGCTTTTGCCAACTCCTGTTTAATTAAAAAGAAAGTTCTCATTTCTATTGAATCAGTCTTGAAGTCTCTGGGAGATTTACCATCCTTAAAATCATTGAGAGCTGCTCTCTTCCATTTCCGCATTTCCTCTATGGATAACTTTGCTTGGGATGTAATAGGAAGATTTTTAGCATCACCCGTAGGACTAGAGTTGGTTGTAGGCTTATATGGAGCTACAGGCTGTTGTCCGGCCTCGCTCTGAGCTACTAGATCCTTTACAAAGATCGGGCCTACTGGAGTCATCAAGAATGGATCTTTAATCCCTATGGGCTTCAAACCTTCACCCAACCTCCATTCATCAATTGACATCAAACCATTGTTTACCAAGGTTTTTACTACCTCGGCTTCCTCTACCCTATTTGTGGGGTTAATATTGGTCCAAACAAACTGAAGGTCTGGTTGTCCTAAGTCATCTTGAATCATTTTATCTAATATTTCTTTTAAAAATAAAGCCGTTGGAAATAATCCCCTTTCCCGCCCGACCTCCCATGCAGTTTCAGATGTAGAACGGTTTACATCAAAATTAAAACCTATAGAAGATGGGTGTAGTCCAAATGAGCTACACGTACATTGTAGTAACCACTTCTCAAACCTCTCAAAAGTCATATCTGACGGTTTGAGGGTTGGTTCGTATTTCATTCCCTCCGGCAAAAACTTTAGTTTTCTTTGGAACCTAGGATCTCCTGAAAGCATGGAGTCCCAAGCATCCTGCCATTCTTTTAATTGATCCCTAGATGAAGCGATATCCCTAGGGAGTGACACAAATCCCTCCGGGACATTTCCCTCTTGCAAATAACCCAAATTAAAAGCTTGTAATTTCAAAGCTGTAGATATCGTAATAATCAACGATTCCATTGGAGCAAAACCATATACGCTGTGGGTTCGTGGAGTCATCATCGAATAAATCATCTCTTCAGTAGTTAGTCTTGCCTGTTCCCTTCCGTTTACCCGCTGAAGATAAGCAAACTGAGGAGGTTCAGGCAAAGTCCCATCCTGTTCTAATATTAGTTCTATTGTAGAAGCATCTACGGGTAAATAACCAATAATATCTCCTCTGCGATTGAATTTTTTAGCAATTGCCACAGCGTCTATAACCAATAAATCTTCTAATAATTGTTTAATCCAATTGGTGAATGAAGAATCTTTTTTCCCAGTTGGATATTTGAAGAAACTTTTCAATTCCTTAGAATTTTTAATATTCTTTTCATCCTGTACTGTTTCATCAGTAATTTCTATCGGCGATATCGACCAGTCCAAGTGTGTGATCTGAGACTTTCTAAATTCAATACAGCTTCGGGCAATTGGATAATAATCAGCAAAATCCCTTAATGTTTGGGCCGATATTCCGATAGGAAAATTCTTTCTATTGGGTTCGCCCTCGTGGACTATCCCCCGTGGACTGAATCTCAAAACTTCCCCGCTTGTAACTTTATTTATTTCTGTAGTTACCCTTTCCGAAACCAACTTTTCAATGTCAACATCTTCGGCTGGTTTTTTAAAAGCCCTTACTATCCTGCTGATAAATGAGTTGTCTTTAGTTGCCAATTCTGATACCTCCCATTCTTACTAATTTTGCCCATTCAGATAAAGAGCTCGGAACGAAATCTTTTTTCTCACCCATCGCATATGAATCAAGCAATGCATGTCCAATCGTATCTTTTTGAAAAGCCAAACGATTGTAATTTGCTGCATGTAAATAGTGATCAGGGCCCCGCTCCATCCATCTAGCTGTTGGTTGACCTGTTCTGGGATTAATCTCCGTCACTCTAATTGATGCGGTCATCTGCTGGTAAAATTCAGGAACATACTTAGCATTAGATGGTAATTCCATCTGTTCGTTCTGAATTTCACTAACAAGATAATCCAACGATATTGTTCTGTCAACATAAACCTCCGCCTTAAAATCATCAAACATGTAATAATTTTGGATATCAAATTTACGAGTTGGGTAATATGCGGCAAAGACTCTTCCCCTATATTTTTCTATTAATTCCTTAACCTTTCTGGTTTCTGGTTTTGCATCAATAACCAACATTTGGATATTGTATTTGTCCATTAATGCTTCCACCGAGTCCATTGGCCCCAAAAAATTACTGACTGTTCCAACCCAAACATATCTGGCCTTACCATCAATCTTCTTACTAATTACAATGTGGATTTTTTCTCCCACATCAGCTCCCGCCACACACCCAGTAACATCAACTGGAATCGTGTAATTCCTTACGCAGTTATCCAATTCGGACAACAACAGGCTCTTCCCCTCAGCTTCATATGGCAACCCCAGAACCTGATTATAAAATTGTTGCATGGCTGAAAAACCTGAATTTTTAGCTTTCTCATAACTTACAATTAACTCATCTACCGTTCTTCTGGGATTGTATATCCCGTTAATCTTGTAGCCGTGTATTTCTTTATTTTCAGGTTTCTGTGACACCCACCTGCCCATCTTTAATCTGTCAATATATTTTTTACATTGTTTACAAACCGTTTTTCTTTCATCAAAGTCCACATTAAACAAAAAATCCAGTTCCTGCTCTAATCCACAATCGGTACAAGTAAGCATCCAAAACCGTTGATCACTTTGCATAAATACTTCATTAACCCCCCTGCCTGGAAATGTTGGTGTCGAAGCCTCCCTTCTCCATTTAAGAGTCGAGTGGAGAAGTCTTTTATCTATATAGGGTACATGATCCTGGATAAACCTATCTCTCTCATCAAGAACGATAAGGTCTGCATCGACAGATATAATCTGTTGCTGGTTTTGACTTCCCCTTAAATATAAGAATGCGTTTCTTATTTGTTTCAAACCAACCTTTTGTATCTTACGGGCCGAATCGACATTTCTCTCTCTTTTCTCATCAGCACTTAATACCCCAGTAATTCTTGAGAGATAGTCTGATAGGTTAAAAACTGGTTCTAACCTGGCCTGGACAAAATCGTTTAATTGCGCCGAAGTTGGGAAAACATACAATGTATTCTTCCCCAACCTATCACAAACCCAAACAGCCTCCGAAACAAGTCTTTCAGACAGGCCCATCTGTGCAGCTTTTTGAAAAACAATATTTGGAAATTGATCTTTATAGATATCAATCAAGTATTTATGGTCATCAAAATTCAGAGGGTCACCCCTCGAAGTTACCCAAACAGCTTGAATCCAAGTGTAATAATCATCCAGTTCCTCCTGATTCAATTTCTGTTTCGCCTTGGATAACAATACCCCCTCTAGCTCTTCTAGCTCTTTCTCGTTTAACGTTTGCAGCAAGTCTAAGGATGTCTTCATAATTTTGGCCGTCTAACATTTCATCATATCTTGTTTTAGGAAGATTAACATTTACTTGAGTTAGATTTTGGCCACCTCCTTTCTCACTAATGCCTAAAGCTGCTCTTTCTTCCTGAAGACCAGACAATAATAATTTTCTTGCTTCTCCAACATCTTCTGGTTTTAAATCTTTTAACCCTTCTGCCCCTTTAAGTTGCATCATCCTCGCCAGTTGTGCTTGTCTTGCTCTTATTAATTCAAATTCGTCTACCTTTGACTGAAGCAAGTTACTCGTTACTTTCTTTGCAGCTGTGGAAATTAATTCTTGTTTTTCTTTTACCCAACCCTTCATTTTTTTTGACATATACTGACTCGCCTTATCATTTGGTAACTTTTTATCCCGCCTGAACTGGCTAAGATTCAAACCTGGACTTTGAAAAAACTCCAACTTTAAAGCATCCCAATTATATTTGTGTCTAGGTTCTATTTGTTTATCATCACTCATAAAATTATTAGTTTCATTAATTTATTTACATCTGGATTTCTACCAAAATATTTTAAGGCTTTAACATAATCAGATTCTTCTTCAAATACGAATGAGATTCTTAGCCTTTCTTTTTTTGGTTCATAAGACTTAGCCAGTCTTTTAGCGTCATCTGATTCAATCACCAAAGATAATCGATCTTCTATTAATTCCCTTCTAAGATCTTCTGAAATGTTATTTATATCATCAGCGGATATTTTCAAATATGTTGACATTGATTTTTCACTTTCTGGTAATAGTTTAGCCAATATTTCTATTTCTTCCTCAAAGTTTTGATACAATTCTGCTATTAATCGTGATCTCTTCCCGATATCATCAATTCCATGTAAAGAATTTAGAGTGGCTAACACTAAATTAGCATCTTTTTCTGTTAAGTCCCAAACTTCGCACCAAACTTCTTTGTGTCCCAACTCCTTAAGTACCTGATGTCTACTATGACCATCCAATAAAAGGTAACCATTATCACGTTTTAAAACAACTAATGATGGATACTGATTAGTTCTTTGGATATTCTCTCTAAGTTTATCCAACTGTTCCAAACTCAATTCATTTGGATTTAGAAAATTCTGGTTGATCTGATTGATCAGTACTTTTTGTGCTTGCATTTTTCCTTTCCTCCTCTAACTTATTATAAACCATTTGGAAATAAGTATCCCACTCTTTGGCTATATTAGTCCAACTATACTTCTGTACCCATTCATAAGCCCGATCTACAATTTTTTGAGCCTTTTCCTTATTATCATAAGCCCAGATCAATTTTTTCACAGCATCATCTACATTGGTTAACGGCCTAACTCTCTCATAATCAACCGGACCAAAGGTAGTCCATTCAGAAGAATTAGATCCAGCCTTAACGGGGATTCCTCTGATTTCCGCAGTTTCCAATTGTGTCACATCTTCGTAATTATTACCTTGAGTATTAAATAACTCCGGAATTGAAGTAATGTTCGGAGCAATGTTTAAAACCTTTGCAGACATCGCTTCAGTTATTGGTAATCCCCAACCTTCTCCATTAGAAGCAGAAATTTGGACATCCATCACGTTGTATATTTTGTTCAATACATCTATAGGATATCCTTGATTTTCACTAAAGTTACCGGGAAAGATCCAGTCTTTGCCTAATTCTAAATTAAAATTCCTTGCATACTCGGATAATGAACCCCAGACATCCTGCTCTTTGGCATGTATATATAACATCGAATCTGGTCTTCTTTTTTGAAATTCTTTAAATATCCTCATTGCTCTGGGTATATCTTTACGCATTTGGTTTCTAGCCACAACTCCCACAATGTATGTTGTTTCTGGTTCTATTCTTGCCCTCTGGAAATACATCTTCTTAAACTCCATTTTTTCTTTTTCTGGTATTGGGTGAAAAGCTGTCGTGTCTGTACCATGGTAAATTACATCCAAATTAAATTTCATTGGCTTAGATAACTTTTGGTTTGATTTTTCTATCTCAGCCTTACCATATTCAGTATAAGCTACCGAATAATCAGCTAATCCTATGGCATGTTCTACCCAATTCTCTTTTATATATGAATCAATTGGCCAATACGAAACCGTTTTAACCCAATTTTGAGGTGGTAGTTTCTCCTTGTATAATTTAAGAAGTTCCACTATTACATCCATCATTCCCTTATCTGGAGATAACACTGGTTGTTCAAAAATAAATGGATCGTTTAAAGTAAAAATTATGTCCCACGGAGGTTTAAGATTATTGTCTGCTCCCCTGACAATGTTCAAAAATCTCAGTCTGCCATAAAAATCGTCTGTTTGGCCAGGTATCATTGCCGGTAGAATTTTGTAAGGATATTTTACCGGATCTGGGTCAAGAAATCCTTGGTCGTTAATGCCAAAAATTTGTATATCATATCTACCTGTCTTGGCTAAATTATTAAAAATACCTCGCATCACGGTCCCAAATCCAGTACTGCAACGTGTTGAATCCCCATAGGCCAACACTCTTATTTTTTTATTATTGTCTATTGTTTTATTCTTGTGTGTATTCCTTGTCATATTAAAAGACATAATTTTTTATAACTACCAATTCTTCAAATCTCTTTTTGGGTCATTAAAAGGATGTTTGTAACCTTGTTCCAATATACTTTCCGGTGGTGCAAACACTTTATCATGAAAATCTATTCCCCACTTAATACCAATATATAATCGATTATCTTCATATGTCCTTTTGTTCTTATTATACAATTCATCATCTACTTTAATAGTCCTGGAACCATAGTGGTAAAACTTAGCAGCCGCAGTTTTACCAGCCTTATTGCCAGAGAGTAATATCCTGTAATGATAATCTCCGTCTTCCATATAACCCAACTTGATATTTTCATCAAACCACCCTACAGTATCAATTGTCTTCTGATTAACCATAAAGTAAGAAAAGTGGGGATGATCATCAAACGACCAATTTATATCAGCCTCTTTAATTCCATTCAAAGTTCTTATGTCTATCCATTCCGAAGCTGTCCATAAGACAAACTCCGAATGCATATCTGCAAATGTAATTAAATTATCTACGCATTTATGGTGAAGAACTATATCGTTATTAATAACCATTACATATTCACAACCATCTGCCAAAGACTTCTTTATACCCATATTCCAAGCTTTTCCTACTGAATTATCTTTTAACCCTTCTATTACCTCATAACCCTTAACCGATTCGTGCAAACTAAAGTTACTCTTACTGGGATAATATTCCGGAAGCGAAAAATTATTAATTAGATATATATTGAGATCATGTTCTTTAGACTGGATTGATTCTATTGTCTGTTTAGTAAAGTCAAAAAGTATATCTGAAGAAATATATACAGGGCAAACAATTCCTATTTTCATTGTGATCTTTATAACATATCTATTATGTAAAATCAATCCATTGATTTACCCTATATTTTTGTTACGAATTTTACTAAAACAAATTTGCCCATATGTTCATTGCTTTTTTGAGTTTGTCTCCATAACCATTTATGGGTAATTTCAACTTTCTTGCCATTTCTATGTAACAATCTTTATATGTATATTTAGTCAACTTAATATCAGATACAATATTCCACAATACTTCGTTTATATCTAATCCTCCAGCTTCATTATCTAAATTCCTAATCGGATCAGATAAACGATTATAAGTTATTATTGGTTGTCCCACAGAAATAACATGTCCCAGATGGTCTGTTTTAATAATTCCAAACGGTTATATGTTGAAATGACTATTGGTATTGATTCCATAGAATTTATATTTTCATTTGGTGCATCCAAAACATAACGTCTTTTGTGAATGTGTTTCTAACTCTTCATATTTTAAAACTTTGATGCCTACCTCATGTAGATAATCTATCATTATCTGACGGTTAAAACCGGTGTGGTGAGCCTCTCCCTTCCTACTTTGACCACCGTAAATTATATCCATATCCCATTTATTAGTCTGATGGTTTAGCCACCAATTGCAACACCACTCTAAATCAGGCACAAATATAGTTAATTTGCCACCAACCTTAAGTACCCTGAACCATTCCTTGAGAGTAAGAACTACCTGCTCTTTATATAAATGTTCCAATACATGAGAACTGTGTATTTCGTCTATTGAATTATCACCAAATGGAAGATCCCAAGCAGGTTTTCGTATATCTGCTTCTTTAACATAAGGGTCTACTCTAATCCAGTCTCCTTCTATCCACTCGTCAGGAGTACCGCATCCAATATCTAATTTTTTTGGTTTCATACATATCCGCCATTTTTGATAATATTATTACCCTTATACTGCAAATTTTCTGGTGTCCAAATAGACAGACCACCTTCCCTGAAAGAAAAATCATCATTTACATATAAAGGTAAAGCATCTAATTCTTTCCACTTTTTTATAAATAACTCCGTATTTGCATTATGAATTTTTCCATCCTCAAATTTACTGCCGGTTCTTTTTTCCAGCCACGACTGATATTGATTACTTTCTCCGGTAAGTCCCCCAATATGATGACAAGGAACATTGACCACAATATTTTTATAACCCCGCCTTAAAGATTCTAAACTCATGTCCCTGTCGTACATATGATGTAATTCATACCTCATATCAAAACCGTTGCCAGTTTTCAACATTTCCATCGAAAGACACATAGCAAAGGAATCAAAAATAGCACACGATCTCCATTCTTTTTTCAATCTTATGCCATGGATCTCAGCCTCCAGCATGTTTGAAAGACCGGACATTTGGCCAGGCCATTCGGTATCCTGCATTCTTCCCCCATTTGGCATACAACCCTGTGCCCCAAAGAAACCACCAACACCCAATTTGGGTATTTTTTCAAAGTAAGACAAAATTCGCTGATCCCAATTTTTTTCAAATATAAAAGTGTCAGTATGTAATAGCATTAACACATCACTTCCTGATTCCTGACAAATTTCATAAGCCAGTTTATTCGTTGCCATCAAACCTATATTATCTTCATTCCTGATAAAATTTAGTTTTGCCGGTTTAATATAATTCCTTACATAATTTTCTATTGGATCAGTAGAACCATTGTCAACAACAAGCCATTCCGCTTCTGGTGAAGTGTTGTATTTCAAACACCCCATCATGGGCATACTAAACCTAAGATTATTCATAAACGGTAATAATATTGTCATTTTCATATTTTTAATCGTGTCCCAATATCAATCTTTTAATTAAAGCAAAAATCCAGTAAATAATAGCAAAAATACCAAGACACAGGGCATATATTATTCCTAAAAGTATTTCGCCCAACCATAGGCAAAGTACAATAAAGATTCCGAAAACCGCCATTTGAAATAGTGTGTTCATATCAATTTTACTGGTCAGCCCCTTCCCTGACTTTTTTCCCCACGGCTCTCCAGCCACGGGGATCTTTAATTAAATCATATCGGACAGAGGGATCGTCATGCCTCAATTTCTTTCCGTTTTTACCAAGCCAGAGGGGTTGACCGGTTTTTTTATCAAAAACCAATGCCGTCACATCGCTATATTTTTTTACAAACATATTATTACCAGAAAGTATATCCATCTTGGCAGTTTTTCCGCACTTCAAGCACGGTATGTGGGGATACCATCCAGCATATGGTAACCTATACTTGTAACCACAAGAATTACAGGTATAGGAAACTTTCTTCATTTCTGGTTAGTTTCTAAAAACGAAATAAAATCAGCCGTTTTTTCAAAATCTAAGTTTGTAACTAAATCACGAGCAGTTTGATCGTTATAAATGCTTTTTAGATACGGGAGTACCTTATTAATTGTTTTTTTAGCATTCTTTTCAGTATGTGGTACAAAATACTTACGAATCTTATTATATTTTTCCAAAACTGATTTATCAGATTCCAAAACTTTCATTACTCTTCGTCTTGCAACTCTAATATTCATATTAGTTCACTTCACCCACTTTCCTTCTCTCTCCTTTAATTAAGTCACCAAATTCATCGAATGATTCGTTCTTACCACATTCTTCACAAAGAACTGCATAAAACCTTTTGTCCCAATCAACATATAATACCGTGCGGTGCCGAACAGTCAACTTCTCACAAGCAAGACATACAAGTTTAAAGCGTTTCATAAGTTAATTACTTATCAATACTATTCCACCAATCCTTAACAGCATCCTTATCCTTGACCACCCTCCGTGGTTTATCCTCTTTTTTTTCTGGATATAATTTTGGCCAAGGTTTGTTTTGAGTTTCTGGATCAGCTTGCCAAGAAACAATACTTACTACATCTTCTTCGGTCATATCTAATTGGTGCGAACCACTTAAATGCATAAGTACCATGGGGGTAATAACCCAAATTTGGCCCATATGTTCTACATTACAAGTGATAATTGGACATCTTAATTTAGCCATATCTTATTGTATATATCATAACATTATTTCCTAAATTTAACAAGAGGATCAGCATTCTTCATAATTATATTCCTGTCTCTTGAAAAAAGTTTTTTCCGTACCAAGTCACTTATAAATCCAGACCTGGTATCGTGAACAGCCTTGCAATACCCATCTATTTTTTTTAGAAGTTCATCTGGAATAGAGATGTTAATTCTCATAAGTTAAATGCTTTTTAATAAAATGGCGTTTAGCTCCCATGCGGGAACTAAAGGTTGCTCCACAAGTCCGACAAACTAATTTTTTGGGATATACGGAAAACCGTTTACCGTATTCTTTTTCCATGTATCTCTGGTGATACTCTCTTTTGAGTTTATTTGCACAGATTTTGCAATAGTACTTGTATCCCCGCTTGAAATGTTTAGCCGTTCCAAATTCACTCACTGGTTTGACCAATTCACACCTAGTACAAGTCAGAGTGTCATTTTCCATTTTTCTCTTCCTCCTCTAATAATTTGATACTTAACCTATCTGGATAAACTATATTCTTTGGCTTTGGGTTAGGATTCTCCTCTTTCCAGATTGCTTGGGCATACTCAAATAGACGGTAAAGGTGTTCTGGTTCTTCAACCATGTCCAATTTCCACCCTTCTCCTTGGATTTGTTTACCCGTCTTGTCCGGTCCACGAGTGGCTGCCCTCAAATGGAAACAGCCCATCCTCTCTATAGCAAGGTTATTAGCCTTATCCTTAGCAACCACCAGATTCCACAACTTTTGATAAGCAACAGCCTGTATCTTGTTTGCTTTGTAAATTCCACCCCCCGATTTCCAGTCAATATACCAGACCTTACCATCAAGTCGGCAAACATAGTCTAGGGTTCCGCCAAAACCCAGTTCAGGGGAAATTAAACTCATTTCCACAGCAATCGTTTCCGGTTTGTATGTTTTATAAAAATCTACAAACTTAAGTACCATGATCCATTCATCTAAGGTATAATTTTCTTTACGTTCCCATAAATCACCATCCACCTGTTCTTCAAGCATCCACAATACCTCTTCGCCTTTCAGGAACTTAGCAATAGCATCGTGAATGTGCGTTCCCTGGTCTCCGGCTCTTTTCATTACTTCATCAGCATTAGAACCGAGATCTTTTAACCATTGGTTAAAGCCAAATCCACGAGGCCATACTTCTAGGATAGTCGTTACTGATGGATAGTACTGTTGTGTTTTATCATCAAAATAAAACCTCTCATCACTCATGGTTATCTGCTGGATGTTGTTATTGTGAAAAATCTTCATGTCTTTTGTGTTAAATGATTTTTAATAAAATGTCTTTTTGCCCTTAAACTAGTACCCAAAGTAGTTCCATAAGTACGGCAAACCAATTTGTGAGAGTATACAGCAAATCGATGTAACAATTCTTTTTCTCTTTTATTTGTGTTACTTTTCATTTGAATTGTATTTTCACAACTTTTGCAATAATAATCATATCCCCGTTTTAGTCTTCTTTTGACATAAAAGTCACTAATCGGTTTAACCAGTTCGCATTTCGAACAAGTGAGAGTATCAGATTTCATAATCTTTATTGAAGGCAGGAAAGACCTTGTCCAGAGATTGTCCTGCCTTCTAAAAAATTACCTGACTAGTTCCACATGGGAAAAGCCATAAGTAACTGGCTTCGGCCCATCAACTACAGTAGCAATAGCAATGCTTCCATCACTACAACCGTTGTGCTGATAAACTCCGAAGTCGTAAGCAGTATTAGGATCAAGAGCCTGAATAGTGAAAGAGTTCCAGTCAAAAGTTTTTAGATCTCTGACTGAGTTCTCATTCCAACCATCATGCCCTGATACTCGATAAACAATAGTAGCTTCATCTCCTGCTGTTCTAAACCATGTTACAGTCGCTTCAGTGGGCGTTCTGTGAACAAATAAAGCTTTAGGAAGCAAGACAACTTTTCCATTCGGACACATCCAAGCTGAAGGCTGTTCACCACAACCATTACAAGAGCCAGGATCTGGCTGTCTTTTTTCTTCCATTGGAGTTGGAGTCACTTCCGGTTCACAAGCAATAAGTTCAGTTTCGCATTTAACTTCCCTTATTTCTTTGTCAGCTGGAACAGAAACTTCTGCTATCCATTTACGACAAGAAACTTCATTCTGGATAAATCCTTCAGGACAACCAGTAGGAGCTTTATGTTCTGGATGAATAGAGTTGTTATTTCTATGACACCTTTCATTCCAATTACCACTATTTTGAGCATGGTAATTAAGAGGACAAATAGGATCTGTATAATCCCAGTGTGCAGCAATGAAAGTTCCAATACCGCACTGGTAGTTATCACCACCTACAACACAAGTCCTTTCTTGGTTTTTAGTTCCAACAGTTGTATCACACTTAGCAATACAAACAGTGGTATCATGCCATTCTCCCCATCGAGTATGAAGTACACTAGCTTTTACTGGAAATCCCCAGATAAAAAGACCTGCCAAAATACCTAAAACTAGGAATAAAAGATATATTTTGATATATTTCATTATTTTTTCACCCCCCAACTTTATTTTTAATAATTAAAAACCCGTCACTCCCTTCAACTTGAAAGAAGTTACTTCATCGTCCATAACAATAGCTTTGTATTTCCAAATGCCATTTGATTCCAAGTTGTTTAAATTAGCCATAGCACTTCCAACTTGGCTTCCATCTTTGTCATAAAGATTAAATTGAATTTGGACATAGCCATATTGTTTGGTTGAATTATTTCTGACAGTTCCGGAAACATATTTCAAATAACCCTCCTTAACCAATGAACTAGTTAAAACTTCCAGTTTTTCTTTTTCAACAACCGGAGTGACCTTAGTTTCCACAGTTTCTACAGTTTTAATACTTTTAACTGTTTCAACCGTTGTATTCACTGTGGTTGTAGATTTTGAAGTAAGACCTGAACCAACAGCAAAAGCAATCATTGAAATACCAAGCATTATAAAAATCTTTTTTAGCATGTTTTTATTCACCTTCTTTCAGTTAATCTTTCATCAAACTCCAAATCAAGCTAATGACCCACCCAATGAAAGTCCAACCTAAAAATAAATTTGTGACAAAAATGGCAGTGGCATTCTTTTTACCACGACCCACAATGGCCGGTATAAAGTAAATGAAGAGAACTATTATAAAATATATCAATCCTTCCATAGTTAATCCCCTCCCGCCAAATAGAGTTTCTGCCCACTATCTCCAGAAGATTCCGAAGTAATAGCCGGAGGGGCAAACTTTGATAGATCTCCATAAAACTCTAATTTCATTCTACACATAGTATACACAAGTTTTATAAAAATACAATACCAAGATTACCTATTGACACAATTCACAATATGGAATATTCTTCATAAAGTGAATAATCAAGAAAGTGACTACTGGACACCATCTGGACTTTATCTTTGCGGAATAAATGATAATGGAGATTTGACAATAAGTAAAAACTCATATCACAAAATAATGGTAAAAATAGGCGAATCGTTCCCAGATAAAAACTCAGATTTTATTTTTAATGCGTTTATTGATTATTGGCAATCGCATATTC